CGTCTTGTGTATTTTCTTCTGCAAGTTCCAGTCCCAATTCCTTGTATCTGTCTTTTTGGTGTATAATATTCCTGCCCTGGCGCCTTGGTGTGTCCAGCGTGAATCTATGATAGTCCCAACGGTTAGTTTCCCATTGCCTTAGCAGTGTTCTTTCTCTTATCAATAATGGTATTTGTTTGTGACGTGCAAATTCCTGTATCTTTCTGCGATAGTGCAGATCCTGTATGATTTGCCCTGAATCAAGATCCGTGTGCTTTCTGTATTCACCGTGTTGCACTATGCAGATGGGGCTAAGTTTGTATAACTGCACTAGGGGAACCACTAGCACCCTTATGTCAGTTTCTGAAACCAATTGCTGTGTGGCAGCCAGTGCTTTCTTGTGCTTGGGAGTATCAACTATTGCTATGTAGGGGTCAGTGTTAGGAAGCAAGGGCCACTCCTAACAAAGTAAAACCAATGGCAATCAGTTTAGATGTGTGATAGAATTGAAACAGCCCTATCAACGGAGTAATAATAATCTTACCAGGAGTATTATTACGGAGTGCCCTTGCTGTAATAGTATTTAGCGTTTGCATTCTATTTCGCGTGTTTTGTGGCTGATTCCAAGGTATATTGAACGAAAATGCTCCTTGCGTGTTTGGAATTGAACATTGTGCTTGGTCCATGGTTCGTTCTTGTTGATTCTTGTCATGCAGAGATCATCACCCTTTCTGCCACGACGCTTGTAACGATCGTCCTTCATCCACAGTTCTATAAATGTTTCCTCGTCAATGTCCCACACCTGTCCTCTGTATTTGGCCTGTGCCCTATTGCGTTGGCATTCAAGCCATAATCTATGCCTGTGAGGACATCTTCCTGATTTCCATAATTCTGGGTATATGCCTGGTATTCTCATAACAATATTTAGTCATCCTTGTAATCGCTTAATATCTTTCTGATACTGTCCGTGCTGTGCCTTGCAGTTAAATCACTAAATCGTAAATTTTCATTGCTTCCCTGCAGGCCCTTCCTGCCTTCATTGATCCTTGGCAACATAACAGTATCAGTGGATCCATCCTCAAGATGAAAATCAATCTGCCAATCATTGTTGCCCTGTTCTTCAGGTATTGGAAAGAATAACTGTGCTCCAATTCCATCAACGAACTGTCCTTGGTATTTCACATACTTTGCCCTGCATTCACCCTGCATAACATTATCAAATGCAAATTGAAAGGGCTCAGGTATCTTATCAATCTTCGCATATAGATTTGCATTGTCACTGTTAGGATCATAATACAGTTTCAATTTGTAGGTGTGTTTTAGGGGATCATTCCATTTTAGTTTCTCTTTGATTTCATATAATTTTGCCATTGCAATTCTCCTTTGTGTATTGTTACATTATACAATAAAACGGGTATAATCTCAATGGATAATGTATCCAAACAGTAATAGGTGTCTAAAGACACCTGTTATCGCATAAAAATCTGTTTCGCTCCACTCAACAGATATTTTCTGCTTCTAACATTTGTGCTCCTTATGTAGATACTTGATTTAGATGCTTTCAGGTCAGACGGAACCTACTACAGGCACCGTCCTCTTGATTTGAGTGAAACAAGTCAAGACTGGAAGTAGGTATTTTTATGTTTATACACGCTCTCTGGGACTCTGCACTTTTCCCAACCTACTGCGACTCGCGGAGCAACCTCGTTCCTCAGTTGTTACTCTTATTTGAGAGCATTGTGTTTCGTGATAACAGCATAATCACCTTAGCATCACTGCTTTTCGTGTCCAGTCACGGGATTCGCTAACTGGTTTTTCCACAGTGGTATTATAATCTGGCCCACCAACCTTATGTGCTGTTTTTCAAATGCCTGTTTTTGTTTTCTAAGATTGCCTGGCGTTTTTCATTGCTGTTTTTATACCATTTGCCTTTGTGAAGTGCTTTTTGGGCTTTACGTTGTCTGTTTTTGCCTGCATCTGGATTGCGTCCAGTAACCCAAGTTATAACCTTATCTAATTGATATGGTTGTAATGCCTTAAGATCTTCAGTGCCATAGTATTTTAGCGAAAGTCGTTTTGCCTTGGCGTGTAATTGACCCTGTGAAGGATTCTTTTTACTCAGCCTTATTGTGCTTGATATAGTCTTAGACCAGTCGTTATAATTTGCCATTGTTTTGCCTTATACATATATTTATGTCTAACCTAAATATATTATAGCAAAAGAGGCTATTTTAGTCTAGTTTTGATTTTACCAAAGCAGTTGTCTTACCACAATCCTCGCACCAACGGCGTGCAATTACATCACGATATGGTCCTCTGCTGGATTCAGGTTTTCCGCTGTGATTTTGAAAGAAGCGTAGATTGAAATATGTGCTTCCACAGAATTGGCAGGTGCCAAATTCAAACATCTGTTTGCGTAAAAGATTATAGGTATCTGCTTGAACCTTGAAGTAGGGCACTATAGGCTCCAGAATGTTGCTAAAACCACCAATAATCCCACCGTTAAAAGCACGGAACCAAGCCTTAGAGCGGCGATTATTGATTTTAAGTCCTTAGACATATGTGCAAGGTGATTGTTTGCTAAGAGGTCTAATTTACGCTCTACACCGTCTATACGCTTTTCTAGTTTGTCTAGTTTATCCATTATAATACACTTCCTAATTGAACTGCACGCCAATCGTTACCATCCCAAACTGCAATACAGCCAACGCCTGCACTATCATCACCGCCATCTGAGCAGTATGCAACATCACCCGTTGCTTGATCCGTTCTTGCATTTAGTTGTGCCGCAGTCTGTGGTGCCAAATTGATTATTTCCTCAATCTTGACCTTGCCAGTTGTAGGATCCAATGTAAGATCCGTTGCCGCTGAACTGTTAATTTCATCTGGTAGATAGGTTGCCAATATCTTTGAACTTGCATTCAAACCTGCAACACCATTTGCTGTGTTTCTACCATCTATTACTGCTGTTAATTCATCAAAGGCAGCCTTTATGTCTGGTCTTGCCAATGCTGGCGAATCAGTATCTGAATCTAAGTTACTTGTGCTTACGTTTCCGCTATTTCCCCAAGCCATATTCTATTCTCCTTATTGTGACTGCACTATGTTGCCGTTTGCGTCGCTTTCAATTCCTGGCAGTCCCGTTACGAAAGCATCAATTACGCAATCTGTTATTTCACTGCCCGTTGAAATAAACAATCTAGGCGGTGTTGGTTCCTTATCTACATACACATTAACACCTGATTCTGATGTTTCTAACACATACAAATCAAATGTAGAATCTTCTGGTCCTACATAGTAATCTGTAGGAGTTGCACCTTCAACATATTTACGTTCTAGGCGTTGAACCTGTGTAATAATGCTAATAAAACCACTTATTCCTGTAATGCCCGTAAGTTCTCTGAATCTATTTACATCATAACTGTTACCACCACTTGGCAGTGTTGCCGTATCTAAATCCGTAATGAATAATTGTTTTGTTTCTCTGCTTACCTTATAGTCTATTGATGAAATAAATGGTGCGCCATCATTCAAATCATCTCCAGCACTGTCCTCATAATCAATTGATATCTTAAATTGAAAGTATCTTGCCTTAATGGCATTCAATGCTTGGTTTGGTGTTATTGAAACTGACTGTGCTGAATCTATAGTTCCACCTGAACTATCAACTGTATCACCATAATATACGGTAATATTCACAGGATAGTTTGCACCTACATTCACAAAATAGTTAAGCAGTTCCTTTGAACCATAATCAACCACGTCAGTGGTATATTCAAGTGGTAATGATGCCGTTCCTGCCCATTCAGTTAGGTCAGTCCAAGCACTCAAATCAGCCCAAGTTTCTACACTCTTAGGCTTGTATTGATTTGCTTCTACATCAAAATATCCATTACCTGAACTCATCTACTTCTCCTAGAATATTACGCTTCCACCAACTGAATCACCACCCGTTACTGAGGTTACACCGTGATATTGATCCTTTAGGAAATTGCAATATGCTTCTAAATTTTCACCCAATACATTTGTGCCTCTTGGAAGTTTGTAATTGTAAAACAAGAAACCATGTGCATCAAATAGTTGGCTTCCATCCTTGGTTTCCTCACCAGTTTTTGAATTTCTCCAGCGTATTTCAATTCTTGAATCTGCTGACGTTCCCTGAAAATCCAAGAGCACAATTAGTGAATAATACAATCCTGCAATTGGTGTTCTGTAGGGCCAATCAACAGGATTTGCTTCCGTTAATGAAAATTGCGTTGGATTGTATCTTAGATAGATTGGTATTCCAGCGAGTATTGTATTGTTAAATTCGCTTGCCGTTGTGCCAGTAAAAACATTAAGAGTCTTTGAAAATTCAATGTTTGTATTTGCATCATAACTGCGGAATACAAATGTATCATATTCAGTGTTTGCTGGTGGTTTAAGTGCAATAACATATCCATCAAAACTTACATTGGCAAAACTATAACCACCCGTGGTTGGATTATACACTGTCTTTACGGTGTTTAATCTATCCTTGCGTGCCATCCAATACAGGTCCTTTTGGAATCCAGTATTTCTTTCAGCAATGGATAAACCAACACGGCTTTCTAAATCTGCGCCATAACGGCTTGCTCCTGCCAATGCACACTGCACATCAGCAAATGCATCTATTTTGTTTGTTCCTTCAGCACCATTCCACTTATCAACATAGGTTGTTGATTTTACACCCCTAAATGTTGGCATAAACACTTCAACACCTCCACCTTGATATCCTATGTCAGGACGATCTGGTGGTGGATTAGTTTCAGTTCCACTGTCTGGATCCAACGGCACTGAAATACTCAATGGTGTAGTTGGCAATTCCTTAACATATGGTTGTATCAAATAACTGTCTGGTATGAATAATGGTGGAGGCAATTCAATTTGTGCTCCAGTCACAAATGGATACAGTGTTGCATCATGTTCTGCCGCTTCAATGCTTACCAATCCACTGTTGGATAGTTTCATTGAATAAACGCGGAATGTTTGTTCATCTAAATCAAGTATTGTGTCAGTTACACGAATTATATCACCAACTTCAACATCCAACAATTCCTGTGTTGCCGTAAATGATATTCTTCTCTGTGCTCTTGATTTGTCATAAATCATCTGTGCCAAATCTCTGGCAATCGCAGGGTTTGTTAGTGTATGGAATGTAAATTCGCCTGTAAGTATTTCGTTGTTATCCGCGGCTAAATCACCCGTTCTTTCAAACACTGCCTGTTGATTTGTAAATTCTAAATCAGGATCAATATAATTTACAATAACCTTGTTGTATTTGGTTCTCTTGGTTTCACCTATTAGACTTACGGAACCCACAATGTGTTCCTTGGTTACATCATATGCTGAAGTAACGGTTGCTGATGTAATGTCAGTTGGATTACCACCATCCTCAACCTTTAATCTGTATCTACCTTCCACATAAGGCATAATGCTTCTAGCACCTGATACCAATGTTTTCACATTGTCAAATATCTGTGCCTGTGTGCTAATAACAGCATTGGTAGTCATTGCCCTACCTGATTGGCTGTTTGAATAATTTACGGTTTGATTAAATTTATTAGCCGCAATCTTGAATGCTTCTGCATCAATTTCTGAATCGTCCAGTCCTGCACCGTATCTAGGGTTCTGTAAGAAATCAAGTAAGCAGGAAGCAGGATTGATTTCATATTTTTTATTTCTTGAAGCATATGTTCCTGATAGGTCCTTGCCACTTCCATGTGTTGTTACATCATATACCTTCTTACCAAAAATATCAAAAGATACTTTTGGCACACCGCCTGAGAAGGGATTAAACTCTTCCTGTGATTCCACATTCTTCCATTCAAAACGCATAACCACATAGGCAATACCTGGCAGTTTTCTCTGCTTCTGACCCCAGTTAGGAGTTTCATTTGCCAATGAACTCTGTCCTTGTGTTTCAGTTCCATTAAAACATTGGTATTTTACCCTGTTGGCAAATCTTCCTGTTGTAACTGTATAGACAGTGCCATTAGCCCTTACGCTGTCAATTGGTAGATTGACATCATTGACAACAATGTTTCTAAAACCCTGTATTTCGCCTTCTGCAACAGCATACACCACATATAGAAATTTGTTTGTTTCACCATTACTTTCTACGAATATGATATTGCCACCAACACGGCGATATCCATAAACAACGGGTATTTGATTATTGGTTCCTGTTTTTGATACCGTGACACCTGTTGCCGCATTACCTGGATCAGGAACTTCTGGTGTATCAAATGCACCAAAAGGTGAAACCACAAAGCCAACAACGTCGCCAACAAAATCAACAACAGTATCTACGACATCAACAACAAAATCAACGACTGTTTCTACGACATCGCTTACAAAATCAACTACACCACCCATTCGTTACTCCCAAGAGGTTTTATGTAATGATATCCAACTTCATTCATATCCTGTGTTTTATAATAGGTCTTAATTCTTCGTAACCATTCTTCATTTGGTTCATATTCTTTTGTGTATGTCATACAGGATGCCTGCATAAAATCACAACGCATTTCACCAAACCAATCTTCCACATACTGCATCATGGTGTCAGCCAATGCCTTGCTTCTTGCCTCTGGATGCACAAAGATAAAAAGCAATTCACCGTAACGCTTGCCATTCCAAATCTTTTGGCATATCTTGGCAACGCAATAGGCAACAAATTTATTATTTTTTTCCTCAACATAAACCTTGTAGTCTGGTGATATCATGACTGCCTTAAATGATTTTTTAACAAAACTTCTATCAACATCATCGTGTCCAGCCAATCCAGCATCAACGGCGTGTTCAATTGCAATATCAACTAATTTTTCTAGTTCATTTGTTCTAGGTTCTCTTATCATTATACCTTACCCCATTTGATATCACGAATTGATTCGTGGCTGTATTCAAATCCAAAGTCATTTGGAAATTCCTGTTGTAGGCTTGCTTGGTTAGTTCTTCTACCACTTAACCTGTTAAAGTTTGTGAATAGGCTATTCACGTCCAATGTAATTGTTGCCGTATCAGTTGCATTTACGGTCTTGTAACCAGCAATCTTGCCTTTGAATATTATGACTGCCTTGTCACCCGTGCTGTCTCCAATTAGGCTGTAATCATTAGGATCAAGAAATACTTTTCTAATTGTTACTGGTTGGTTAATCTGTGTTGAAACGCACAATGTTTGAACACTGGTTAGATCCAACCCATTCAGCGTGATTGATATGTTTGTAATCTGTAATTCTGAAACTTCGTTGGTTTCAGAAATGCCTAAAAAGTTGCCCTGTGCTTCATAGGTGTTACCATCATAGGTAATGTCAAAGGGACCATCAGTATAACGCAGGGTGCTACCACCATTCACACCAATTTCAATTATGGTTAATGGCAGTAAGGCATTACCTGCTAGATAGGTATTTTGAACATTACTTAATCTGCTCATAGGACCTCTCTAATGTCTATTTCATAATTCGTATATTGTTCAGTGGTGTAACTGAATTCCTGTATGTCATTATCCAGTATCATTCTAAAAGGAACATCGTTTGTTGTGACTGCTTCACCATCTGTAACTGCTTCAACAAGTCCTGGTTGAATGTTAATCACAGCCTGTCCATCTGCTTCTGAATTGCAATCTGTTGTAACAACATAAACCTTTGTATGGTTAGCAAATCTAATTACATCACCTGCCTTTAAAACATTTGCAGTGTTAAGAGGAGTTTGCACCTTAATATTTGTATCACCTACTTGGTGATCCGTTGCACTGTCTTCATCCACCGTTACACTGCCACTTACTAAACTTCTATTGACACTGATGCTTTGGCTTACCACTGGAATCACAATATCAAATTCATTTAGTCTGCCCTGTGTTAGTGCAATGAATCCTTGCACTGGGCGAAACTCTGCCGCAGTCATTGTTGGAAATACCAAGGTGCCTGTCCATAGTGTTGTGGCATTACTTGCCCTAACAGTTCTACCGCTCTGTGTCTGTGCTGTTTTTGTTATGGTGTTCTGCCTAAAGTTAGCGGTGTTGAAACCTGGCGAACTTGGAAATGTTCCTATGTATGCCATTACGATAATACTCCTTGTTTGCCCTGTTTGGTTAAGGCATTGTTGATGATACCCGTAATTGTTGCTCTGCGTCTAATAAGCAGTTCATCAAAACCCTGTGCATCAACGGTATTGATGTTAAAATTAACTGTGACTGGACCCTGTCCCATTTCGTTGTTTGGAACTATTGTGCCTCCAGCATTTGGAACGAACATCTCAGGTCCTTTTTCACCTACCAAATATGCCTGTCCGCCACCAACTGGACCACCCTTCTCTCTTGGACCCGTGTATTGCGAACTCTTAATTGCGGCAATCTGTGCATAACCCTGTGCCGCAACCAATGCCGCCGCTCCTAGGTTGAATGGGAATGGTAAAGCCAATGCCGCACTTATACCTCTTGCCACATTAACGATGGCTTCAGCAATCGCAACAGCCTTGGCAAGTTTAAATGCCTTTTCGTTTGTCTGTCCAAGTGTTCCTAATAGATCCTTACCAATCGCACCTAATAGTTGAACTCTTTGCTTACCACTTAGTGCCTCAATGTCAGCAACCTGAACCGTTCCATCCTTGATTAGTTTAACAGTATCTTCAACTTCACGCTTTCTGTCTTCTGCAATCTGTCTTTCATAATCAGCAAGTATTTTTGCTCTTGCCCTTGCATATTTTTCTTCAACAGCATTTTCTGATTGTCTGTATTTTTCAAGAGTTTCAAGTTGATCCTCCAAATGTTTCTTTCTTGGATCAAATTCTCCACCAGCAAATATGCCACCTGTTTGCGTGGCAATTGAACCCATTGCCTTTTCAAGTTCTTGTTGTTCTTTAAGTAGAATGTTTTGGCGAATTAAACCCTGTATTCTTTCTTTTTCAGCATCTTTAATTTCTTGTGCAACCTTAAGTCCTGCCAGTGCCTCATCCACTTTTAATTTTTCATATTCAAGCGATACCTTCTGCTCAGTTGTAAGTCCAACAAGGGCATCATTTTGTTTCTGTATATTTTTTACTATATCTGCGGTTGCGTTTTTAACTTTTTCTTGTTCTGATACTTCTACTTTTGATGCCGCAATGACTTCTTCAATTTCTTTCTTAACTGCGGCTTGTTTTTCAATTGTCTTATCTACTGATTCAAAGAAATTGCTGGTTAGCATTTCAAGTTTGCCCATCTCTTCAGTTGAGCCTTCCATTGCACCAGTTATTTCACCAAATTTAGATTTTACGTTTTTTGAAAATTCTTCAGGACTGCTACCAGCAAATGTAAATTTGAAATCAACAGGATCACCACCAAAGAATTCCTTGATACCGCTCCACCAACTAACAAGTGTGTTACCAAGATCCTGCACCTTGCCTGCAAGCCAACCAATACCCCACAATATTTCATCAAACAGTGCGGCGAATAAAACTGTAATAACCTTAAACTTAGGACCAAGTAGGAAGAAACCAATGATACCAAAATCTCTAATCATTGGTGGTAATGCTTGAACAAAATCAATTAAATTGTTCATGCCAGTTGCAACAAGATTGAATACTGGTGTTAGCAAATCTCCAAATCTTGCAACACCAAGAGCAAATTGTTTTACAACCTGGATAATTTTCTGTCCAGCCTGTTCTGCAAATTTTTCTATTGAACCAAATTGTTCTTCTAATATTTCATCAAGTGTGCCCAATATACCCTTGGCAAAATCTAACAATCCACCCTGGTTACCAAGTGCTAGTGTAAATTTGAATATCTTATCCTGAACCATTGATAAAACACCCTCATAGGTATTTGCCAATGCCAGTGTTGCATTTTCAAATCTACCACCTGGACCAAATACTTCTTCAAATCGCTTGGCAGTTTCATCAGCAGTTACTTTTGCACCTGCTTGGAAACCTAACAGTGCAAGGATACCTCTTTCACGGAATATTTCTGCCGCTGCCGCACCACCTGAAAATGCCCTCTGGATCTGTTCTGAAGCAGTCCTAAAGTCAAGTCCTGAAACGGCAGCCACATTACCCACAATCTGCAAATTCTTGGCAAGTTCTTCAGCATTGTCTGAAATAACTGCAAGACTTCCTGCACCCTGTTGTATCTGTTCAAGAGTAAATGGAACCTTTGAAGCAAAGTCAAGCATTTCTTGGAATGCCTTGTTACCTTCTTCAACTGAACCAAAGAGGAATTGGAAGCGAATACCAAGTTGTTCAACCTGAGAGGCAGTATTTAGGATTGCCTTAACCCCAAACGCCGTTCCAATTGCGGCACCAATGCCTATAATCTTTGATTGTAAGCCGCCAAATCCTCTTTCAAGATTAGATACGCTCTTACCAACACCCTTAAGGCGGTTATTGATATTTCCTAATACTCTTGCCGTCTTATCTACGGCGACGATTTGGACTGTTTGTGTCGCTGCCACGTTTTATTGCCTCCGCTTCCAATTTGAACCAAGCGGCCCAAATGTTTATTTCTAGGACACTGAATTGCATAACCTCTTCTATGCTTTTCCCTAACTCCTTAGCAATCCTTACAATTAACTGGAGTTCAGTGTCCTCTCTTAGTTTTTTTCAACAGTCTCGTATTCACTAGTTGTGGCATTTACGATTGAAGCGATACGCATCAATACTGCAGGATCTGCCTCATTCATTAGCGTTGCCTTGTCAAATTTACCAAACAAGGGTTTGCCTGATGGATCCAAAGCCTTTAGAATTATGCTTTCTACCAATGCTTCAACTGTTTTACCAGCCTGTTGCAATTCAATAATTTTTGACTCTACTGCAAACGGATGTGCCGTTTTGTAATAGATGTCAGTCTTCCATTCTGGAACACTAATCTTTTCAAGTTCTCCAGAAAGTTTGCTTTTGTAATGTGATTTCACATTTTCTAATATACTCATTTATAACTCCTACGTGTTATCTCCCTAACGGTAGGTCCAAGTATCCCATTAGGTGCTTGTTTTGAATGCCCTCGTTCAAGTGCATCAATGTGAGGAACGCGATTGACGATATTGTGTTGTCTAAATGACTTTTCTAATCGCCAACCGCGCCTCGCTTGACCCTTGTCTATTGGAGTCTTGGATTTTGCAACCTCCAATATATCTTGAGCAATTCTGGTATGAAGGGCATCTTTTTCTCTTTCAAGATGCCTCATAGCCTGTCTCGTGCCTGTGACTTTAAAAGTCAGCATCAGCCTTACACGGTTCCAATTGTCAGTGCGCCAGTTCCTTGGAATGATACTGTTGCAGTTACTAAGTCATCATAAGATGCTGTTCTTGAAACAGAAGTTACAAGGATTGAACCTGAGAATTTAGGTGATCCGCTAGTTGCCTCAGCCGCATAAAATGTTACGTTTAAATCCGTATCACTTGCAGGGTTGAATGCTTTAGCAGAATTATGAGAATCCTCATAAACCACTTCCATTGATCCTGTAAATTGGTGTAACCCGTGTTTGTATGTTCTTGCCGCATCGCCCATAACAGTGTCTTCAATCACGTCTTTAGTGTGTTCTACTGTCCAGGAACGAACTTCAGCAATGTTAGTTTCGCCAGCACTATCAGTTGTATCAATGATAGTTACTGCTCCACCTTCGCCTGTATAATTTGCCATAGTCTAGTCCTCCTTTTTGGCAGTTTCAAAATCATCATAGGAAAAAGTAAGAGTGTCAATTGAGTCTGGATCCTCATCCTCTTCAATTTCTACCACTTCTTCTTCAGATGGTTCTTTTGAAGTCACTTGGGCATCTGCCGTAATTTTATTCTTACTGCTTTTGCTTTTAGTAACTTTCTTTTCTTCTGCTGGCACTTGTATCCAACCAGCATCAAGAAATCTTTCTAGTTTGTGGCTTTCAATAGTTCTTATTGCGCCATCCTTGCTAATTTTTGTAAATTGCATTATGTTGCTCCTTTAGTAAATGAATAATGCACTTCAGCAATCATTAAGAACTCACCCAATGGCGGTGTTCTATCAACTATTTCAATTGAAGTCACGTGTGTTGTTGTTGCCGTTGGATGCGATAGTTCTCTTGTGCGATCCGTGTTAAGTGCTTCTTCTATTCTTTCTATTAGGTTGTTTCGCTTTTCATCCACGCTTTGAACGAAACCTTTTCTACCATCAGAGCGAACAAATCCTCTGATATTCACTTCAATGATTCCTCTTCTGGAACCACCCATAGCGTTATCTTCGCGTGTCTCGTTGCCTGCTGTTACCAATAGAGCAGGAAATTGTGTCATTGCCAACTTGTCTAAATCAAATGGCTCTCTTGACACAAATACGGGTCTTGGCGGACTCATATCCTCCAAAACTTCAATAATGTTTTTTACTGCGGATTCTCTGTTTGACATACCTTCCTACCTTTTGAGGCGGAGGTAGTGTGTGGGTTCTCGTTCTGCATCATCAACTGTTCCACTGCTATCCGCGTCGTATTCAACACCATCACGCAAAATTAAATCAAGTTCTCTATCATATTCCTTGCGATAGAATTCCATCTTGCGTTCAAATAAATCTTGTTCTACGTCAAACTTAGCGAGTTTAGGATAAATGTGGAAACCCAGTGCTTGATAGCAACAGGCTCTAGTCAGTTGGCTTGCAGTGTATAAGTCTTCATCTGGCTCATTGCGTCCAGCGTTTAATCTAGAAATGTCATAGGCACCAATTGCATAAGTGGGCCACCAACGAATTCTTAGGTCTCTAAATACGTCTGCTTGTGCTTTTGTAATTTCTTCGTTGAAGTCAGGGATACCAAAATCAGTGATGTCTGGCTCGTAATCCTGAATATCAGAAATTGTTGCTAGTGTTATCGCCATAGGATACTGTCCTTTATAATACGCCGTTGGGTCCTTCCCAAGCCGCTAATTTGTTTAGTATTTGTATTTAGCAGTTTGGTTGGAAACCATAGACTTTTCAAAAGAATAGGGCCCAAAAGGCCCTATTCTAATAGTGTATATCTAACCTAAATTAGATAACTGCTGTTGCGTCTGATACGATTGCAACACCGTAATCATCAAACAATTCACTTACACCGTAAGCCATTGAACCTACGATTTCTAATGAACGTTTTGAAGCATTACGCTCTGTTTCAATTCTCATTGAACGCTTGATCATTAAACCAAGAGCATCACGTGTCATTACTGCACCATAGTATGCACCTGCTGAGTCACCGCCTGTTACAACAGTTGATTCAAACACGTCAATACCTGCAATTCTTCCAATGAAGCCGTTTAACAATGCTGTGTTACCTACATCACTTAGTGAGTGTGACATAGTTGAACCAGCGTTAGTTAATTGGTTCTTTAGGTCGTATGCTTGATATGGGTGTAACACACAAGCAAAGGCACCGTTTTGGTCCGCTTTCTTTGCCTTAAGTGTTGCCGCAGCCTTGAATAAGTCTTGGACTGTAACAGCCGCTGAAGTCTTATTAACAACGCTTGAGAAACCACTGAATAAACCTGCTAGGTCAGTGTCTAGTTTCTCAGCCATAGCCGCACCTAACTGACGTCCAACTGCTGCCGCAACGTCTTCACTTGCTGACTCGTTTAATAGGTCAGTAAGTTCAACCATTACACCAACTTCTGATGCAGTGATTTCTTTCTTAGTTGTTGCGAAAGCCGTGTTGCTTAGGTCAATTCCATCTGCAACAGAAGCCGCAGCCACTGCTGGATAAATTGGAACCTGTGCAGTTAAGCCTGGTGTTCCTGTCATATCGTAAGTTCTTACGAGAGGACGGATAATAGATTGTTCGTTCAGTGTAAAGAGTGCTGATTGAACAATGTTGGCGTAAAGGGCTT